AGATGGCTCTTTGTTTGTGATAAAGTGCTTCTCTACCTTCTGTATCTTTAATGTCTGTAGATATCCATTGTTGATATCCACCATTAAGTACAGTATTAAATGCTGCTATCATTTGAGGATTCTCAAGTAATAACTTTGCATCTTGCCCAGCTTTAATCTGAGCTTCTTTTTTGTCGTCCATTGTTTTCTCCTGGATTCTATCTGCTTACGCAGGTGTAGTTGATCGCTGTATTAGCTTTTTTTTGTTAAAGATTCTTCGGTAATGTACCAAGGAATCTTCTTTTTGCCTGATAACCATCCACGAATATCATTAGGTTTATGCCCTGTATTCCTGAATACGTTTTCGACAGAAAGTCGGTTCTGTAACATGAATTTTTCTAATTCTTGTCTTGTCATATTTGTTTAAGTTTGTCTATTGTTGGATTCTTTTGTTTAAATTCTTTTGCTAAATCAACATGAGCTAATTTAGCAGATAAACCATTAGGATGTCCTAAAGATATATAATGGTCATATCTATCGCTGTAATATTTACTACGTTCTATGCCTTCTTCTTTTTTTTGCTTTTTGATTTTGGAAATCCTGCTTTCATATTTGCATAAGCTTTAGCACTTATAGTAGATTTAGATTTAGGTCTACTAGTACCTGCTTTCTTGCGTTTATTTATGTTGTGATATAGCCCTTTACTTGCCATAACACTTCTTCTTTTTTTTCATTGGTGGTCTACCACGTTTTTTTCCGTATGTTCCTGGTCCTTTTGGCATTATAATAACCTCAATATCTCTGTAAATTTATCACTCATTAAGACAAAAACAACAATAGCTCCATAAGCTACGTATTTAAATCTAAACACCTCAATTTTAACATCTTTCATATCGTCTTTTAAATCATCTATATCTGATGCAATATGTGCTAAATGATTTGTTTTAATCAGATGTACATCTTTTTTTAATAATTCTAATTCTGTATTGATATCCTTATCGTTCATGCTAATGGCAACCTCTTGCGTTTTGGGTACATATTGAGTGCCATAGCAACTGCTTGTTTCTGTGGCTTTCCTTCTTTTTTCAGCATCTTAATCTTTTTAGAAATAAGTTTAACTCTGCTCTTTCCTTTGTAATCAGGTTTAAACTTAGGATAAGCCATTATGTTGGTCCTATGCCTACAGGTCTATTTTGTACTGCTTCTAGTGCTAGTTCCTGTTCATTAAGTTCTAATTGAGATTTTTTCAACTGTAGTTCTTGTTGCTTAATTGCTAGATCAATCGCAGCTTCTTCTTGTTTAAGTTTGAGTTCTTGTGCTTTTAGTTGCGTATCTATTTCTAGTTCTTGAGCTTGTAATTGTAATTTTTGTAATTCTACTTGTGCTTTTTGTGCAGCAACCTTTTCATCTAGTGATGGTTCTGGTGGTGCTTGTGGTGGCATCATTTCAGGATTAGATATAAATTGGTCTGTATTTTTATATCCTGATTGTGCAATAAATTCGCTAATAGCATTATACAAGTTCTTAGGTGTAACAAGACTACCCATACCACCATTTTGTACTACTGTACCTAGTAAAGTCATAATAGAAGACATTGTTTGTGTTTTAGATTGTTGCGAACCACTACCAATACCTACATTGACAGTACAGTTAAGTTTATCTTTCCATCTTGATACATCAATTGGTACAAATTTTCTATTAAGATAGAACATTTTTTGTCTATCTTCGTATCTTTGGACTAGTGCGTATATGTTTCTAAATAAATCTTTAACACCTGTTTCTGCAAATATTCTTGCAATAAGTTCAACTCTTTGCATTGCAGACTCTGTTGCTGCTGAAATCGCACCTGATGTCACATGTGAATTTAACACATCAGGATTGAGACCTTGGGTCATTTTAGATACACCACTTCTTTCTTCTCTAATACCATCTAGGTATTGAACCATTTGGAACGCATAAGGTTGAATTTGTGGTGTAGGTAAAGCTGTAACAGCACCTGGTGCTCTCATTCTAACAATACCACCTGGTCTTGATGTTAATAAATCGTCTAACTCTACTTGTCCTGCTAATACTGCATAACGTGCATTGTTGGTTAGATACATGTTATCTAACAGGTTACGCATGATTGTAGATTTAATCAGTTGGATATCTTTGACTGTATCGGCAATAGACATGCCGTAGAATTTGTGTGGGATAGGTAATGGGCAGATAGCAGAAAAAGGAATCATGTCGATTTCTTCGTTATCTAAGATATAGTTTCCACCCTTAGTAATCTTTCTAAGTTCTGCAACTCCATCGTTATCGTAGTCAATACGCATATAACACTCATCAATCCAAACCTTTTTATTTGGACCACTACCCTCAGATGGTGGTACAGAGTCATCATCATAGCTAAATCTAGCTAGTCTTTCCTCATTTAACTCTGCTTCTGATTGGTCATAACTTGGTATGTCTTCTACTAGTTTAGGATCATATCCTTCTGCAATTAAATCACTTACAGATTTCTTAACCCTATGACAGACAAAGTCTGCATCTTCAAGAGATGCTGCTCTACGTGAAACTAAAAATTCTTCTGGTGGAACTGCCATAACTCTGACTTGTCCATACCCTTTATAACATTTGGCTTTAACATCATGCTCAACTATCTCAGGGCTAATCAATGTACCCATATCATCTACTTGAGCTTTTTGTTTAATATTTTTTGTGTGTTCTATAACTTCAAAGTCGTCATTTGCTAGGATTGATTGGTACTCGATCTCAGTTAGGTTGGTATACGTTTCCGTATGAACTTCCTCTTTTTCTTCCCAGAAATGTTTAATTACTCCAGTCTTACTGATAAGTGCATCCTTAAAGGCATCATAAAGGATCTTAAACCCGTTATTTTGCTTGTTAAATACATAGTTGCAGTAGTCAGTAGCTTGTTGTGCCATTTCAACGTCTTCTGGACCTTGTGGCTCGAATTCTGCTGTGTTGTTATGTGTGGTAAAAATACGCATCAAAGACGGCATAATGTATTCGACTGTATCTCTGACATCAGTTGTAACGATTTCTGAACGACCATCAATCTCATTTCCAAACTTCTCACCAAGATAATACTTCATTGACTCCTCTCTTTGGTTGGAGAGTTCAGTATTTGCGTAGCCAGTAGCTCCTTGTATTTCGGAATTTAGCTGTGATACTAATTCGTCTTCAGTTAGTTTTCTTGGTTTTTTTGCCATTCTTTGCCTTTAGTGTGTCTAATTCTTTTTGTAGTTTGTCTAGTTTTTCTTCTAGTTCTTGAAGCTTATAAGCCATTTGCGTAGGCGATGCTATTAAGTTAGCCATTATTTTGCGTTTTTAAACCTTTGTTTTAGTTTTCTAGCTGCCGAACCACCCTCTTTCATTAATTTTTTACGAGCTTTTTTTTCCATATCTCTGCCGATAATCTCTGAAGCCCCAAAAAGTCCTGCTGTACCTAATCCTATACCACCTAATGTTTCTCCTACTTCTTTAGCTGCTTTTTTTAATGTTTTTCTAGCTGCTAATCCTAGTAATGGTCCTGGCATTGTTATCTCCTAAACTATCGCTACATCTGGTCCTAGTCTACCTTTACTATTCCACTTAGATGTTTCTGTTGTACTGTGTCTTAGACTCATAACTGCATAACGTGTGGCAGACATGATGTCATCCTTAATTTTTACTATCTTACCATCTTTACGATGATATAACCTATACTCCTCAAACCAGTCATAACAGGTGTTAAATACCTTAAATTTACCCTGTTCCATGCGAGATAGCATATCCATGATCCCTGCTTCTACTGAATTACCACCTTTCTTTTCTCCCAAAGCTGGTGGGTTCTCAAAGTGAAATGGCAACATATTGACGTTAGCTTGTCGGTAATGTTCAGCTAATGTAACACCACTACCTTTATCGTGTTGATATCCATCATGAGGAAAAGCTATTGGTATGTAATGGCTTCCTTCTCGTTGGTTGATGTGTCCTGCATGATAGTCAGGTGTTTGTTTTGACATCTTGTAGGTGTCGTAAACATACACGATATCCTCATCTCTATCCCATGCCACCCAAACAACTGCTGTAGGGTGGTCATAGCCAAAATCGAGACCTGCGATACGAGGGTAATGAGAGGGTATAGTAAATGGTTCACAGGTCAGGTTATCTTCTAATATCGGAAATACCAGACCACTACCTATCATGGGTATTCCTTTAGACCTCATATCTCTCTCATGAGGTGGTAATGCTTGTAAAATCTGTTCTTTCATGTCGTCAGTCAGATGGTCTGCATCTTCCCAACCTGCCGTAATCAATGCCTGTTTAGACTTTAATTCTGACGTAAAATTCTGTACTACCTCAGTCATACCTGATTCTGGGGTAAATGTCATATAGACTTGTCCTTGCTTGTCTAATGTCCTGGTTATACATTGTGAGTATATATCTTGAGGTGGTTCTTCATCTAGCCATACTAGATCAATACTCTCCCCCATAAATTTTTCAGCACCCATTTCATATGCTTTAAAGGCAACACGAGACCACCCACCACTTTTATGTTTAACAAGGACTGACGAGTGTGCGTTTGGTACTCCAGGTTTCCTTGTAGTTTCACCAATGAGATGTTTAGGTATACTTCCTTTCCCTTTATCTCTCGGGTTGTCTGGTTGCCCAAATAATTCTCTTTGACAGATATCTCTTGTGGTTTCATTACTAGCACCACATACCCATGCTCTTATTGGCTCTTTAAAGCGTTTTCCTTTCCACCAACTAGGATACTCACCTGTCAAATGGATAGCCATCTCCATAGCCCCTACATAGGACTTTCCCACCCTGTTTGCAGCCATCAACAACCTTTGATTAGCTTCTTTGCCACTATCATGGAATCTTGATTGAAACTGATAAGGTTGGTAGTAGTTTAATCTATTGGTCTGTTGGCGAGTCTTAAGAGTGGATATGATCTCATCTATTCTTTGTGTATCTGTAGACATAGTTATCCACCCCCTATTGTAATGATTTTTTTTCTAAATACAACTATATCTTGTGTTCTTGTTAGATTGAATTAGCACATGTTGTGTTATCGTATATACACTTATATTTACCCAAGAGAATATGGATGGGACTACACTTATATACTTGTTGACTCATGGGGGGTTGAGGTGTCTAGCTAGAACAATAATCAGATAACACCCTTTTAAAGCTATCTACAAGCCACGTTATGAGCTTTTATTTTCATTTAGGTAGTCTTAGTGTCTAGAATAATAAACTATCTATAATTAATCATATACTTGATATTATTTATTAAGATTTATTTAGAGTGTTGGTATGCGTGGCGATACGTTTATTTTCTAAGTATAAAAAACCTAAAACCTAGTTAAAAACAAATAACCTCTTCTTATATATCTTCTTATACCCTTATATATATTGCTCTATAGCATAGCGTTGAATTGCTTACCTTTTGGCGATTTCTCATAGTCTGAAAAACTACCTTAATTTAGCTGATATTTGTTATTTGATACACAAAAGAAAAAGACAATAAAAAAGGCATCATAAATGAATATAATGCCTTAGTATTATGTAGTTATGATTTTATATTAATATTCATCATCAATTAATTTTTTAATTTTCCATAACTTCATTTCTACATTATTATATTTTTGATATAGACATTCATATCTTTTTAATAAAATTTCATGTTCTTGCTTCCAATCGGTAGCAAATGGAGTTTCGATATTCTTTATTCCTTGCTTGGTTATGGTATAAAGATTGTCTTTGCCTTTTGCGATTACTCCTTTTGAATGGTTTAAATTACTTAGATTTGTGCTCCAATAACCCTGTGGTGCTTTGTCTGAGTGATCTTTGTCGACATTATAAAGAAAGTTTTGCATTTCTTTATAAGTCATTTTTCTGGATTTTAATTCTTTTAATAATTGTGTTGCTTTGCTTTGTTTCATTATTTATCCTCTTTAATATTTTCTTTGAATATTTGGCACGATATTTCTTAATGCCGTGTCTATATGAGTATTTTTTAAATAGCTAATACTATCTTTAAAAGTATTGTTAAATATATTTTTATAACAATACCAATATAAATCCCATCTAAATCGGACGTTTAAGTCATTTGTTTTATCGGATTTAGCAAAATTTCCATTTTCATAGCGATTAACAAGATATGGATTAGCTTTTAATATAGAATTAATTTCTTCTTTAATGTAATCATAATGTATTTTTTCAATTTTCATGTTTTTAACCCTCTATATGTTTATTATGTTCTTTTCTGCCTATTCTGATGATTTTATTGGCTTTTTTTATACTAAAGCCATAATAATCAGCAAATGCCGAAACAGTTAAAAAATTATTTAAATAATCTAAAAATAATTTAATGTTTTTTGTCATCTTCTCACCTCTCAAAAGTTTAATAATATATCTATCTGTACAAGTGCAATCATTAAAAAATATAATATGCATGTTCCAATAATTGCACCTAACCTCTTATGTTTATTAGTTATCTTTAATTATAGTCATATATATCATATATACAAGTTTATTTTTATCTCATGAATTTAATTAATATTATTTAATTCTAAAGATTTTTAGCTTGAATTATGCTAGATAGATTGAATAATATTTGGCTAGTTTTTGGCGAATTGGCTAATATTTGGCTAAGTTTGGCTAAGTTTGGCTATGTCTGGCTTGATTGAATGAACGACTAGGATTGAATGAGTGGACTTCCATGTCCTTGCGTTATATGAAACTAAATTATATGGTTTTCTATGTAACTTATGGCGAATCGTTCTTTATCGTTTGAAGTAAACACCTTAGAATTTAAGCCATATTTATGTCTTATTGAATTAATCTCGTTACAATAACAAACCCATTCTTGATTGATTGTATCTTGATTTTGCTCTAAAAACTCGTTCTTGTATCCCATTTACTCTTCCTTAAAATCACCTTGAACACTAGGTATGGCATCATCACCATATTCAGTACCCTCAAAAGTTACTGTTATACCTGTTGAATATTCTTGTTCTTCTCCCACGTCATCTATCTGTGAATCTTGATAAATATCTGTTACTTCATCTTCTGTTAATTGTCTGTCGCTTTTAATAGTCCATGATCTAACATCAACAGTTTGTTCACTTGCTTCATATATGTATTGTTTGCTCATTTTTTCCTCTCTCTTGTTAAAAATTGTATCCCAATTACTCTTTACTTGTTCTTCTGGTACTTGCGATCTTCTTCTTGTATCTCCTTTACCCATGTCTGCCCCAATTTTTTATACATTGGTCGAAATGTTTGTTTATATCAAAGTCTTCGCCTTCTGATGTTATCGGCAGTTTTTTTAAACCTGGTATATCGTCTTGGTATGGATTTTCCTCAGAAATACTTTTTATTCTTGCTATGGCATTTTCTTGATACTCATAAGGCATACTAGCTAAATGATTAACTAGTCTTACAATGACTAATTGATCTTCTTCGCTTAACTCATTTATCCTACATGCTACTGATATTTTATGTTCACTCATTTACTCATCCTCTCTGGCAGATAGGTGTTAGTTTTGCTCCATACATAGCCATCTTGGTAGTCTTTATGTTGGCTTTCAAGGACTAAGAATCACCAACCATCTAACACTATCTACCTTTATAACATCTCGTTTAGTTACCCTCTAACTAAACTGTAACCATTATAAACATGATATATATGATTATGTCAATAGCTTTTCTACTTCTTTATCGCATTTCTTTTTATCGCTATCGGATAACATAGAATAAGCCACTTTTCCTCTTAGATTTTGCCTACGAGAACGAAGTTTGGCTTCTTCCAGATTCTTTTCATAATATCGTTTCTTGTGTTCTCTTATCTTATCTGGATTTTTCTGAGCCCATGTTTGTTTTTCCATATTTCTCTCCTAGAATGGTGGTGTATCATCATTGAATATTGCTTCAATGTCATTAATATTTTTCTTATCTTGGCTACCCAGCTTGTCTTTTGGATTGTATGTGTTGATCTCGCCATATAGTTTACCATTTTTGGCTTTCTTAACGTCTACATTGATCCATTCATCTGGATTACCTATTTCTTTTTTCATCCATGCTATGAGCTGTTTTTTATTCACACCTATTCGCATTTCAATGAAGTCTTTGTCTGATTCATTAAAATACAAACCCTCACTAAATTTTTTATCATTCTGTGCCATTGTCTACCTCGTGTATTAAGTTAAATAATTTGTCATCTACAACAAATTCTTCTGTTTTTTCTGTAAACTCTTGCTCTGATAACAAAGCAAAAGCATATTCCATAAGTCTTTGTTCAAGATATTCCTCATATTCTGGGTTTCTCTCGATTTCATAGACTTGGAATTTGTGTGGACACCAATTAATAAAGTGTGTCTTCTCTGGTGCATACCCCAAACGATCTAGTACATATTGTTGTCCGAATATCTGGGTTGTATACTTAGATTTTATATCCTCTAATGAATAGATATCTTCTCCCATTTTAGGGCATTTCGCTTCGCATATTGTCTTGAAACAGTCAGTTATGCCATCTGGTGTTGATGATAGACTGACTATTCCTTTGTCTGTTTGTGCAAAATCATGCAATTCAAAGGATTTTTGGTTGTCTAAGATAAAATAAAAGTCTTTACCTTTTTTACCTCTAAAATCAGCATACGATTTAAGGGCGTTTATTTCATTATTTCGACCATACTCAACATAGCCGAGTGCAAAACTAGAAATTTCAGGTTTTTCACCCAAAATATCCATTTGAAGTCTGGTATTTCTCTTACCATGACTTCCTCTGCCTTTGATGTACTTGTTAAACCCCAAATAGTCAATAAATTGGCTAGATGACAGGTTATAATACTTACGCATTGTCTAAGTCTTGTTCTGATTTGGCTTTCTTGCTAACAGGTTTAGGTGTTGGCTCGATTTCTGCGTCTGAATAAAACAAATCATACACATTAAGAATCTTAAGGACTGCACGATCAAACCCTCTTTTCTCTGCCATTGCATAGTAATACTTAGACATACAGTTTTGAGGACTTGCCTCACCATAAGTCTCTATGACCATATCACCTTTAGTGGCAATACATTTGATTGCTACACACACATCATATCTGCTTTCTACATCATGAAATTTACAGGTTATTCCCTCGATTCCTGCTACTTTCTCTAAAGCTGAATGTAAAATGATCCAATTTTGGCTCTGTTGGTGAAACCAAAAATCAGCATCACGATCATCTTTGCTCTTAGGTTTAGTGAGATTATACTTATCAGCAAACTCACTTCTTGAATTATCTTTACTCATATTATTCTCCATTTACTATATAGAGACAATTATATGAAATATTTGTACTATTGTAAACAATATATGATAGTATTATTATCAGTAAGTGGTTTTATTTAGGTTTGTAATAAAAACAAACAAAAACAAAACAAAGAAACAAGTAATTAAATACTTGTAAAGAAAAAATTAAATAAATATCATATATCGAGAGGAAAGTACAATGGAAAATGATGATTTAACAAGATTCTATCAAATGATGGATAATTTATATCCAAATCAACCTAAATTAAACAAAGATCAGAAAAGGTTTTGGTACTTGGCTTTCAAAGAATATGACATAGAAAGTCTAGTCAGATGTCTACATGAACACACTAAAAGCGTTGAACGTGGCAGGTGGAGACCAGAGATATCAGATATCATGAAGTATTTATCACAGGATAATTCAGAATTAGAGGAAATCTGGCAGATGTTTTTTGATAGGAAATATGACAAAATTCAGGATGAATTAGCAAAAGAACTCTATCTCAAGATGGGTGGGTTGTCGTTAAATCGTTTAAGCACTAAGGAGCTAGAATACAAGAAAAGAACATTCATTGACTTGTATATGAACAGGAAATCACTAGAAAAGATACAGAATCTACCACCTAAAGCTAAGAAAACACTATTGGAGAAGAAATGATTAGATTACATGATACCGAGCTTGAACAAGCGATTATTGAATTAAGAGAAAAGGGTAAAGAACTTGGCATTGCTGAGGGTGAATATGAGTATCTTGTGGCTATGCAAAAGACCACTAAAGCTACTGTATTTCTGGAAACCAAACAACAAGGATTAACGATTAAAGAAAGAGAAGCTATTGCTGAAACACACAAAGATGTAGTCAAATACATACCTTTGATTAAAGAACAAAAGCAAAAATATATAGCACTCAGACACACGATTTCGAGCATCTTAGAAAGCTGTAACTTGTTTAGAACAAAGTCAGCAAACCTAAGAGGTGAGAAAAAACTCTATGGTGAGTTAGGTTAATTAACAATAGGAGAATAAAATGGAGTGTTTAACTTGGAAACCTGAAGAACTAATAGCAGTTGCTTCTGCTCTTTTGAAGGATGATAAAAAAAACAATGAAAAAATATTTGAAAGAAAAAAGTCTCTCAATGATGAATTTTATACTTTTTTAAGAGTATTATCTAATGAATATAAATATAGATATCAAAAAGAATGTAGTTATATAAGTGAAAACTTTGCAAACGGATTACATTTTGTATCAAAAAGAAACTTAGAGTATTTGGTTTTTGAGCTAGTGTATGGCTTTATTAAACCAGAAGAAATACGAAATAAAGTAAAAGAGGAAATAGAAAGAATATCTGATCCGTCAATTACTTTTAACGAAGCGATGAAAAAACAAAATGACGGAATGATGGAAACATTAAGTTTTTATTCAATTATGGGTGCTTTAGCAATAAAAATAAGTGATGGTGAAATTGATATTCATGACTTCAAAATAGATAAAGATTTGCGTAAACATCTTAAAAAAATAATGAGCCACGATAAGTTTATGCATGAACAACAAAGGAAAAAGATAGAGAGAGTACAAAATAAAAATTAACAATAGGAGAGGGTATGAATATATTAAAATATAAAGACATAGTTTTTGAATTACTGAGTTCCTCCCCTATGACTAGAGATAACGACACGTTGTTGATATCTCTGGTCTGGGATGTACAACTCAAACAAAAAGACTATATAGGATCGAGGGATTTTCTTGATGTTATGCGACTTGGATATCTTGCTAAACCTGAATCGGTTACAAGAGCCAGAAGAAAAATACAAGAAGACAATCCTTTACTTAGAGGTAAAACACATGGTAAAAGACAAGAAGAACAGTCAAATGTTCTAAATCAATTAAATCAATGGGAGGAAAACAATGAGTATAGATGAGCTAAGAGGAATGGAGAAAGCATACAAAGAAGTAAAAACTTTATGTAAAGGTATGCAAACAAAAAATGCAGAAGATATTATTGAGAAGTCTACAAATTCAATAGCAAGTATTTTAGTAAAGCATTGTGATGAACTTATATCAGTAATTCAAGAAAGCATAGATGGTGAAATCGAAAGAATGTATCAAATGATGGAGGGTAAAAAAGATGATAGACAAGATCACAGAGATTTGTAATCAACTACCTGATATAGTTAAAGCAGTTATATTTGTATCAGCTATTAGTATTTTTTGGTCATTGGTGTTGTAATGAAACCTGACAAAAGAAAAAAGATAGCAGAAGAACAAAAAATAGATGAGATTTTTGATCAAATAAGTGCTCCATGGCACAGAAAAGGTAACATAAGTTATTATAGATGGAGAAACTATCAATATTTCAAAGTCAAATGGTCTACTTTAACACCAAAACAAAGAGACGAAATGTTTTTATTTGAATTAGAACTTTATGATTTCTTATCTATTAGTATTATTAATGCTTTTTATCAACGAAACTTAGAGACAGTCGGGGAGATGAAAGATTTCTTTTTCAGTCATTCTAGTAACTATATTTTAAACAATATGTACAACATGGGTAAAAGAAACATACAATATTTAGCTATGTTTATGTTGGAATTTTACCCAGAAGAGTTTGAAAAAAGTGATAAGAAGATAGAGGTAAAAGTGCCTAGAAAAAAGATAAAACCATATGATGTGTTTTATATTTAACTATGTATCGAAATAAAAAACTATTAGAACTGATGAGGGAACTAGACTGTCAGCATTGTGGTGCGAGTGATGGAACTGTATGTGCCTGTCACTCAAACCAATCTCGCCATGGCAAAGGAATGGGTTTAAAAGCACCTGATTCCCTTGTTGTTGCTCTTTGCCACAGGTGTCATTATTTAATGGATAGTGGGAAGCAGTTAAGCAAACAAGAACGTAGAGACATGTGGACTGAAGCATATGTCAAAACAATGAGAACATTAATTGAAAGTGAGAGGTTAATTATTAATGATAAAAATTGAGAAAAATATACCGATAGTAAACAATGGTAGACCTTGTAAGTATAAAGAATATGTTGATGCTTTCTTGGATATGGATAAGGGAGATTCATTTGTAGTAGACAACTACAAGATCGTTAATTCTGTTAGAAAACATGCATGGAAGAAAAAGGTTGCACTAAGTTTTAGAAAATTATCAACCGATAGATACAGAATTTGGAGAATATAATGGGTTGGTTTTTAACACGACTCGATGCTAAAGCATTTGATTTAGAATGTAAAAACATAGATGGAACTAAGAGATGGTCTGATGAGGATATCAAGATACTGTATAAAATAGAGGATGCAGAGCCAAAGTCTAATGGAATTGGCGACACTCATTTCCCTTGGGGTTTGAATCCTAACTTACAATACTATATGATAGAGCAATACAAACTACATGGTGATGACTATTTGAAATCAATAGGCACAAGGGTAGAACAAGAGAGGAAAAAGATAGGTAAGAAACGTGAAAGCTGATCTACTATCACTTCTGACTGCAAAGTCTATGAACTATGAACTCTCTAGTGGGAATCACGATGCAATAACATCTGAAGATATTGCTCACTTTTTGGGGACTAGGGGATTGGACAATAGAGAATATGATTTTCTCATGGCGAAATACACAGACAACAACTATGCTAGATCATTGGTATTCGATGATATCTACGAGGAAGTCTGCGATATATTCTTCAAACATATAAACCCAAAAGAAATAAGAGGGGATAAATATCTAATTAGAAACTTTATCAACTTATCATTGAGAGAAGTTATCTTAACTGTCTGTCCTTTCTGTCAAGGCAGGGGGGTAGTCAAATCTAAAGATAGTATTGACAAGTGCTATCATTGTGAGGGTACAGGACAATTTATTTATGATGATGATAATCGACCAGAGTTTTTAGGTATGGATAAAAAAGATTATATGGAATTTAAAAAACCCTACATGGAAACATTAGAGTTTGTAAAGAACATTGAGATTAATGCTCTAGCTAAGATTGGCGATGAATGAAAAGCTCAATAAAAATGATTGTAAAATTTATGAGTGTAAATTTAAGGATATAAGAAATATATTTGAAAACTATCATTATAAAAAAGGACACATAGGTGGTGGTATAAGTATGTGTTTTGCTATGACTATTAATGATATTGTTTGTGGAGGATCGGTTTTAGGAAAACCTAGGCACGAAAAAAAATATAAAAATTGTATAGATATAAGGAGAATGGCTTGTTTGGATGAGTCTCCTAAAAATAGTGAAAGTTGGTTTTTGGGAGCAATAATAAAATGGATAGCAATAAAAACTAATTATGATTTTGTGCTGTCTTATAGTGATAAAACAGTTGGGCATAAAGGAACAATATATAAAGCATCAAATTTCAAATGTATAGGAGAGACTACACCGACTAAATATGTTGAATGGAACGATAAAGTTTATCATCCAAGGTCATTGTCTATTGATAGAGATTACTCATACAAAATGAGAGAAGCCGTTAAAACTGGCGAAGCAATTATAAAAACAGGGTTGCCAAAAAAAATATGGTTATATGAAATAAGAGAAAAACAAAGAAACAAAAATATATTGTTTGAAAATATAAAATCTCTTGATGGGCAAAAAACATTAAACATATAAATAAACTAAAATGGACTAGCTCACTCATCCTCTCTTGTGGGTTAGTCTTGACATCATTTAATTTCTATCCAATGAATCTTTATGTGCAGTTTTTAGGTGTGCTGGGTTGGTTGGTTGTCGGAATCAAAACTAAAGATCATCCGATTTCTTTTGTGAATGGAGTTGGATTGGCAATTTTAGGTTCTGGTATCATATATAGCCAAAATTTGTAAAAAAAGTAGCCCTAGAATCGCCATAATCCAATTTAAACAAGGTAGGTGATACCAATAGTAACCACTAATGTGTAAGTCTATTCTCGTCCATTTTAGAGTCCTTTTCAGGGGTATCGCCTGATTCATCCTCTGTATTGTCCTGAATCATAGCTAATTTAGGTTTTAGAGCAGGAATCTTGCTAACTAGACCTTGTAGTTCTTCAATTAACTCAGCATCACTCTTTTGTGTAGCTTTATCTACATTCAGATTTATATTCTGAGAACTAAAACCACCCATCTCTAAAACTAATTTTGCTGTATTGAGTCTAACTGCATCTTGTTCTGATCTAAGTAAGTCTTGTAGGACTGTAATAGCTAGTCCAGATGTTGATGTGATTCTGTCTTCGTTCTTCTCTCTGATTTCATGAGCATATTTCTTTTTAAGATATGAACCCATCTGTGTTGGATTAGATGTCCATCCTGCTTTCTTAGCTGATTGTGTTGCATTACCTGCTGTCTCTCCCTCTAGGTAATAATCTATAAATTTTTGTTCGTCTTCTTTACTTATCTTTCTGGGCATCTGCGTTCTCCAATAACCATATCTTTAATTTATTAATTGTCTCTTTAGGTAGAGGTAAGTCTTTTCTATATTTAATCCAAGACTTATCCAATACGAGACTCCCATCTATATCTACTTGCGTATCAGATCCTGAGATGTGACTAACAAGTGTTATAGTTTTGTCGTTTTCTTCAACGACTAATCCGATTGATATACAGTCAGCTAATGTGCTTTCTAATTCTTTTATGTTCGTCCACCCTGATGTTGGGGTGATTGCATCTTCCCAATTTATCACTACTAATTTTGGTTTCATTTTTTGTTTCTTAGATAATTAAGATAATCAGCACCCTCTTGTACTTCCCAAAATACTTTAATAAAGTCTGGATGATCTTCTGTGAGTTCAGTATTAAATACAGCAACAGCACAAGCTGACATCATCTTACATGGAAGATTAAGTTGTTTAGCAAAGTTGTCGTACTTCTTATATGAACCTACTTGTACACAGTGCATAATCTTATCTGAGTTAGCATCCTTGATAGGGCTATATCCTGATACATGAGTATGACCTGCTATGAGTAAGTGGTCTCTTGCATTGAACAATGCGTGTTTAACAATACCATGAGCTGTATTGTACATGGAATGTCCTCTGAAATTATGAGAACAGTTTACCTTTATTTCGTGTTTAGGTAGTTTGATTTTAAGTCTTGCGTTATGGTTAGAGTATACAGTTTTTAGAGGTTTACACATCCAAGTAATCGGATCACCCTCCATAGCCCACATATCATGGTTTCCTGCAACGATAAAGATATAAGGTGTTGCATTGACTAACCATTCTACTAACTGCCATTGTTGTTCGCCATTAGTTGTTTGGTCTGCCCATAATCCTGCTAACTTACCACGTCTAGCCCAGTTATTAGATAAGTCACCAACAGAACAGGCATACATACCCTCTGTATCATTGACTATATCTATGTGCTTTCTAAGTGATACCCAATCACATCCATCATCATCAACATGAGGATCGCCTTGAATATATAATCCTATAGGTTTCTTATCATTTATCTTTATGTTGATAAACTTTTCAGACTTTTCTCTTGCTTCTTTTCTTTTGAATACTTCTGTTCTTGCATTGATTAATTCTTCTGTAGACCAATCAAGATTCTGAGCTTCTTCTAATTCATAATTCTTTATAACTTCAGGGTTTGATGTTTTCTTATTACAAGTCCTGCACTTCCATCTCTTTCTTTGTTTTTCTGAGCCATCTGTACCTGCTTTAATCAAGTGGGTTGATTTACAATGAGGGCAACATAAAGCATTACCATCTTCATTTCTTTGTATGATACCTACTCTACTGTAGTTACCACCATTGTTATGTATTTGGTTTGTCATTTGTTTTTTTCCTGTTTAATTAGATATTCGAGATACCACTTAGCTTTCTCTAAGTCTTGTATAGGTGTGCCTTTGTAAGGGAATCGGGTAACGTATTTCACGATGTTCCCACGAACATAATCCATATCCCATGATCTTATGTATTCGATTGTCTCTATACCTTTAGTATAATGACTTGGTCGATTAATAAGGTCTTCTTTCTTCTTCATCAATCTTATCCATAACTTCATCCCAAGTTATCGGTGTACAATTTAAGAACACTATACCACCATATTTATAGTCAAGTCTATTATTGATTCTTGACTTAATGCTGATTTCTGCTTTGGGATCAATCGCATGGATTGCTTTGATGATTTGCATTTCCCTTTTTGTGTAGGGAATATTTGCACTCATAGTTATCTCCTATTAGTTTAAGCATATATCCATCTAGTGATGTAATATGACATAACCAATATAAGTATAAACTCTAAGACTGATAGTTCAGGTCTTAGATATTTCGTTCTTACCTTACTTAATAAGAACTTAATTATCTTTATCATCGCATTAAAGGATTACTATTTCTAGCTTTTAAACCCTCTAATTCTGTTCTAAGTATTGATAATTCTTTTTCTAGTGGCGTTATGTCTGGAACTGTTCTGGACTCAACCACCTCTAATCTGTTTAAAATCTGCCCAACTTGAACAAACAAACCACCTAATGTAATAACTAGTCCTAGTATTCCTGCTATTGTCTTGATGTCCATAGTCTGTCCTCGTAAGTTTGATTTGGGTAAATGTTTCTAATATCAACATAGTTACTGTTAGTGTATGTACCTATATCAATACTTTGTAATTCAGGTTGTATAAATATATCTGTGTTTACTTTTGAGTAAGAAGATATTTTATTATCTTTAGCCATGACTTTAGCTACTATCATTTGTGTAGCTTTTAGCTGACCATCTATTGTTTTAATTTTGTCTGCTACTTTAATAGATATTTCTTCTATTGTTAGTTCGGTTTCAAAACTCCTACTGTTGTCTTGTGTGCTTTCAGATACTCCTGCTGATTCTGTTTCGACAGCTCCTCCTGTATCTTCACCCACTTCCGTATCTCTTTCTGTTTCTTCGACAACTTCTGTTTCATTTACTTCCTCCAAAGGTGCTTCAACTATTTCTTCAAATACTTCTTCGATAGCAGGTTCTTCTATAACTTCTTCTACTATCTCAGGTTCTATCATAGCAGGAGCTAATACAATAGTCTCCTCTACAAATTCTTCTTCTATAAAAATAGGTTCTTCTATTATCTCTACAACTGGTTCTTCAAAAACTACTTCTTCAATAATAGGTTCTTCGTAAACAAATTCTTCTATATATATCTCTTGTATATCATTCGATATTTCTGTAATAGCTGATTGTGTTGCAACATCTACTACTACAGGATCATACTCGATAAACAATGTAGGACTTTTTAAGTCAGCACCATAATGAGATATAGAATTACTGTTCTCATTAAAAGTATATCTAACTGTTATGTCGTAATCTTCTTGGCTATTGTTACCAATAATAATTGAATCAGTATGTGTGCAATAATAACAGCCATCGTTGTTTATAGTTTTAGTCTGTGTAGTTACATTGCCATTATCATCTACTAAAGTTTGTGTTATCTCTACGTTTTGTTCTATCTGATTCCAGAACCAAATATCTGCACCTGCCGTAGATGTAAACCCATTATTAATAATACCTTTAGATAATCCTGCATCATTTTGTAATGAGATACTATTTTCTATGTATTCTCCATCAACACCTGCTGCAATATTATTACCATGATTGTGGTCATTTGTTCCAGACCAACCATTGGCAAAGTTATTGCCATCATAAATCTGTTGGTTAAGGAGATTTTCTGTGGTGTCTGAATTTGCCACTAGAGGTAGCATTAACAGTATCAAAAACTTTTTCATTACCTAGTTCATCCCATCGTTGTTTAGCTTGTTTACCAATTAATCCATCTATAGGACATGGTGTACCTGCATCCATCATAGATTTCCAAACAGCTTTGTCTTGGCACATCAATGATATCGCTGCAACTTTCATACCTAAACCATTAAGCAGTTTAGCTTTCTTTCTGCGTTCACACTCCATATCGTGATAATAAGTACCCATAGATGTGCTAAAGCCAATAACAGTCATGCCAATAGAAAGGGGTATAACACAACTGTCTTGACCATATACTGACATTGATGGTGCTGTTGCAGAATTGACAGCAGTCTCTTGATTAGAATTATTAGTTGTAGAATTAGTAGTTGTATTTGTTTGTCCACCAGTATAGTTATTGGTCGTTTCTTGAGAGTACCCACCTGATATAGCTGTATTACTTCCTGATGTATTCGTTTGAGTGTTAGTTGTAGCACCTGTTGACGAGGTATCTGATACAGCATCTTCTATTGCGTAACCTAAAATTAGTACAATTATAATAACGAGTGCTAGATAAATTCTATTCATCGGCATTTCCATTTACGAAGTGCTAATGCTTTGCGAGTTGGTCTTCCTTTACTGTCTTTCATAGGACCTTTAACACCAGACATTCTTGCACAAAAACTTGCACGTCTTTTCGCAGCTTTTGAACCTTTTTTTACTTTACCTGTTACAGGCTTTTTAAGATTAGCACCTGTAGTACGTTTAAAATATTTTCTACCTGCTTCGTTTAATCCACCTGACTTGCTTTGATATCTTTTTGCGACCATTTTATTTCCTTGTTAGTGAGCCACCAAAATATAGCCCTATAATTGAGAATATAGTATGAGATTGTAAACTTGTTATAAATATGCCTTGTCCTTCTTTCCATACTGTAGTTTCATAAGAAGAACCAAATATCCAAAAGCCTGAATCTACCTCTGTTGTTACTTGATAGATAACATTAATGTCCGTAAAAATAGGAGCGATTATAGGTACAACTATAATAGAAAAAACGCACATCAATGCTATCCATCTTCTAGTATGTTTTGTATGGGCATCTTGTATACCTCTAGCTTTGTCAGTTTGTTTTGCAGCAAATCCTGCACGTTGCATAAGCATCTTTTGTTTTTCAGCTTCAGCTTGTCCTTTTTGTGCCATTATAGACATAACGCCACCAAGAACAGTAGAAGCTAACATTGACAATAGCTCCATGGGTATCATTTTACATTTCCATAAAAATTAGATTTTTGATTAGGCAATAACTCATCATTAGATAATTCTATTCCTGATTGTCTAAGAACTTCTAACATTTTATTATAAGAAGCAGGATTTAATGTAGCTAAAAGTTTAGATTTATTTTTATTAAAAGCTGTTGCAGTTTTATTTTCATTTGCAAATCTTTCCCAAAATTCTTTTCCTGCTTCTCTTCCTGCTACACCTTTTAATTGTGCTTTCTTTAATAAACTTTTTCCATAAGGTTGACTTAAAAATTTACTCATTTGATAAACTAAACCCAAAGTCATTAAACTTCCTGTTATTCCTGCTCCTGAAGAAAATGCACCAATTCCTAATGCTCCTATACCTAAACTTGCTCCTGCAGACATCAATACTGCTCTTCTTGTTACGAATTCACTCATTCTAGGGTTGTCAGGTAAATATTTTAATACATTAACAAAGTTGTCTAATTCTTTTATAAACACTTTTCCTTCTTTTTCTCCTAAACCGAGTTTAAGCCTTTCTTCTATTAATCTTTTTCTAGCTTTATTTCCATCTAAACCTAATTCTCTTTTTATAGTAACGTCATCTAAACTCCCTTTAGCATTTATATTTTTAAATAATGACCTTTCAAATATGTCATCCATATCTGTCATTACCATTTTTTTATACTGCTCTTTACCTAAAGTTTCTTTTAAATAAGGTTGCATTTTTAAATCATCAAAATATGTTGTAACTAAATCAATGTCTGTTTTTTTATCTAATGAAGATTTTTTAGCAAACTGAAACCCTGCTTCTGATAAAATATCATCCATGTTTCCGTCTAATTTAGAGTTCATTGATTTAACAATAGAATTGCTTTTCCCTAAATAAGCTAATAATGGAGCATTTAATGCTATATTATTTTTTAGTTTTGCATTACTTTTGTTTGCTTCGTTTAAAATTGCACCAGGATTTATTCCATTAGACCCTCTTACTCTCGTAAGCCTTTGTTCTAAAGCTGATTGTAAAGTTCTAAATTGTTCTAATGATGTTTTAACATTCATGTTAACAACTTCTTGTCCTGTTCTTCCTCTTACTTCTCTGCTCTCTAATTCTGTAACTTTCTTTCTAACCTCTGTATACAATCTTTGTACTTGTTGTCCTGTTAGTGATGCAGGTTGTCCATATAATTTAGCGCCCCTTGTTACGTCTCTAAGGTCTTTATCAAATTGTTTAGAAGCGTTAAATTTAGGAGTGTCTGCTCTATTTCGTAAAGGGTTACTTCTTGATGATGTTATCAATTTCGACAGTGGAACATTTATAGGAGCTTCTGCTGTTCCTATATTAACAGGTTTAGTTATATCAACCTTTCCTACTGTTTTCATTGTATCATCAAAAACTTTGTAAGAATTTGATTTAACATTAGCCATGTCATTTAATCTGTTTGTTAATGCTCTAATAGCTACTCCTGCCTGTTCTTGTTGTAAATTTGCTAGTAATGTACCATCAGTAGATACAATTTTTCCTTGTGGATTTACAGAATAACTCCTTGACAATAATGGTTTTAAATTTGTTGCTTTCCCTTGTTGATTAAAAACTTTTAATCCATCTACTAACCTTGATGTCATATTTTTTATGTTTTCATCGTATAGTTCTCTTTGTGGAGTTCCTGCAACTGGCATCCTACCTGCTGCTTGAAAATAAGCCCGTATTGCAGGTTTTGCTACCATTCCTAATGCAGGAGTTAATCCTTGCCTTTCTACTTCTGCACTTAGTTTGTTCATGTATGCTATGTTTTCATCTGTTTGCGATGTTAAAAATTTTGTAAGTATTCCTACTTTTCTTTCAGGAATAGAATTTCCTATTTTATTTAACTCTTCATCTGTTCTTTTGCTTAAATTTGTAGCTCCTTTTGATGAAAGCTGTTTACCTTTATTAATTAATCCTCCGATAGCATTTCCTGCTATACCAAAAGCTAAAGTACCCCCTGCGTCAACTGCACCTGCTGTACCTACTCTTTTCATTTTTTCACCCATAGGCATCATAGGTAAGTCAGGATTCATAAATTCAGAAAACTCTTGAAATAATGCTGTTGCAGCAGCACCACCAACACCTGCCCCTGCTGAAACTCCAGGCAATCCACCTCGTATACCTGCTAACGCACCTATAGTAGCTCCTGTAACACGCATAACGGGTTCTAGTGCGCCAGGTAATGTTGTAGGATATTCGTCTTCACCAATTAATCCTAATTGAATGCCTTTGTTTCTTACACGTTCATAATATTCTTTTGAGTCTATTCTTCCCGTTTGTAACAGCGTACTTCCTACACCTTTGTAGTTAGTAAATTCTTTTTGTATTTTATCTTGTAATTTTTTTCTTTCTAGTGGTGACATAATTACTCTTTAAAATAGTTAGTTAATTCGTCTAGGTCTTGTTGTGTAAACTCACCTGCTATTTTATCGGGGTCTCCGTAAAAAGCTGACTCTCCATATCCTCCTTGTTCAAAAGCTCCAGTAACAACATCTAATCTATCTACCATGTATTTGAGGTCTGCAAGTTTTTGTGCATATTCAGATTTTTTAGTAGCCGTATCAGCTCCTGACAACAATCTTTCGAACTGTGGAATTTGACTTCTAAATGTGTTCTTTAATTTAGAGTATTTTGAGTAAGCTATATCATCTCCTTCTAGTGCATTTACAGGTATTGTTTTTTGTATTTGTTCTAACAAGAATTTAGAAGGTCTGCCTGAAAATAAGTCAGCACCAATAGATAATATAGTTCTGTTTAATTCTTCTCTTGCTGCTAAAGCTTGGTTGGATTCTAAATCTTTCATTCCTATAGCAGAGCCTACTTTTGCAAATGCCATTTGTGTAGCATCTAATGCACCAAACGCTTCAGGTACGAGTGAATCTTGTTTTTGTTCTTCAATAGTAGGGGTTCTGTTTACTTCCTGTGGTGGTGCTAAATCTGCCATTTCTTTTAATAATTTAGTATTTGCTTGTTTTTGACTTACTATGCTTTGTAACATAGTTGGGTCCATACGACTAGGAGCGCCTAATGCTCTCGTAATAGCTTGTCCTGGCATTTCTCCTGGTTTTGTATATGCAGCTTCAGAAGCAACGCTGAACAAATCTTTTATTCCTTTTGCTTCTTTATATTTTGCCATTGCTTCAGGAGTTACATTTCCTGTCAATGCTGCATCAACTAATGCTAAATTAGGATTAAAAAACGTAGCAACGTCTTGTACGTTTATGCTTTTGGGTATTGTAGGTTCAGGCGCTCTGCCGTCTTGTGGTTCTCTTTCGTCAAAAAAACCTGCCATTCTTGAACCGACTGTTTGTATATCATCAAATAAACTCATTTTCTCTCCTAATCAAAAAATCCAAAACCTTTTTTATAATATTCAGGGTCAAAGAAACCTAAAGGTCTTTGTCCATAAAAATTTTGCATAGGTGTTGTGTTGTTTAAAAATCCCATAGGTTGTTGTTGTTGCCCCATAAAACTTCCACCCCCTTGAGAAAGTTGACCAAGATAATTAGCTAAAGCAAATATATCTGATGTTTTTTGTTTTAATGGAACATCTTGTGGTTTTTCAGATTGTGCAGTAGACATAGTACCATCTGCATTAACTGTCCTCACGTCAGGTCTTAAATTTTCTGTAGCAGTAATATTTTCACCTGTTGATATAATACCTGTTGTTGGGTCTTGTATAGTACCTGGAACTACTACATTTTTTTTGCCACTTACTATTTCATCTTCGGTAACAACATCGTATCTAGGGTCTTCGACATCAGGAACTATATATGTATTAGATTTTGTGTCGAACACTTTTCTTACATATTTAGGTTCTTCTCCTATATCAAAAGTTCTTTGAAAAATATTTCTATCTGAATCTGCTTCTATCCTAGCAAAACCTGGGTATTTATCTTGTTCTTTTGTTCCTATTTCTGAAATAGCTGAACCTGTTTTTATAGCTGCTTGTGCTTGTGCTAATGCATCGAATCCTTTTTGTGCGTCTGATTTTTGCCTTGCATCTGCGTCTGTTTCTTCTAAATTCATTACATTCATTTGTGCATTAAATTTAGCTTTACGAGCCTGTTCTGCTTCTTCAGGTGACAAACCTATATATTCGTTTTGATTCATACCTGTTCTATATATATTAGAAGGGTCATTAGCATATATAGAAGCTAACTGTTCATTTCCTTGTTTATTGATAGGATTGTCAGGGTCATTTAGTGGATTAGAAGCCCTTTCTAAAAATGAACCCTCTTCTCTTTGCCTGTTATAAATGTTCATTGAACTTTTAAATTCGTTGTACTCAGACAATGTAGGAGCTTTAATTTCTTCTGCCCCTTCAGTACCTACTGCTAACCTAGAATCGAATGTTTCTTCCTCACCACTTGCCGAGTAAATGCCACCACCCAACAAACCTCCCCCTATAACTCTAGGGTCACTACTAACATTAAGAAGACCTCTACCTGCTTTACCTACTCCTTCTTTTACTGTAGTTAATAATCCTTTTCCTTTTTCTCCTTGAGGATAATTTATGCTACCTTTTGTAACTTTATTGCTAGAAGATTGTGTTGTTCCTATTAGATTTTTTTTCTGTCCTGTTCCACCTATACTTGTAATAGGGTTTGATTTTAGTACATCTGCTTGTGGTTTATCGACTCTAACATTTATAACATTTTTATTACTAACAACATCTTTCCCACCAAGTTTTTGCGTTATATCCCCTTTCTTTTTTACTGTGTTATAAGTGTTGTTTATTTCTTTTGCTGTTTTTTTGTCAACACCAAGTTCTTTCATTATTCCTTGTATTCTTTTTTTGCCATATTTAGACGCAATAGCCCTCAGTCCTGCGTAACTTAATTGAACTAATGCTGGTACAAATGCAACCATAATTTATCTCCTAATCAAATAATCCTAATGCTGATGCTGCGCCTATTGCTAGAGCGTATGGTCCTGCCGCACCTAATCCCATTCCTGCAGACATGCCTATTGCGTCAGAAGTTAATGCACCATATGTTCCTAATCCTAAAGCTGCACCACCTAACGCTCTCTGACCAAATGTAGGGTCGGGAGCATTCATAGATGTTGTTCTACTTCCAGGCAAAATATTTGCTTGTACTAAACCACTATAATCTTGCAATGCTTGATAAGGTCTTTGTTGTTCAGCTTCAAATCTTGCTCTTGCTTCATCAATAGCTAATTGTTCTCTTGCTTGTTCTGCCATTCCAACCTGTCCTAATGTTTGTGCAGGAACACTCATAGCAGCTAAAGTTTGAGGAGCAGAATACAATGCTCTAGCTTGTTGCGTTAGAGAATCTTTATAAGCTTGATTATACATTTTAGAAGATATATCTCCTGCTTTAGTCATATAATCCCCAATTACACCTTGTTCTAGTATTGCTTGTCTTGTGCCACCTAGCTGTCCTGCTTGTGTAGCACCACGTCTTGCTTGTTGTAATAATCCTTGAGCTTGGGAATACACAGGTCTTAATGCAGCTTGTGTTGCACCTGCAAGATATGGGTTAGATGCTAAATTCATAGGTCCACCTAGAGCAAATTGTTGCGCACCTGCTAAATCACTAGCTAATTGAGCTTGAGGTCCTAATGCTGTTCCAACCTGTAAAGCTTCTGCTAATGCAGTTTTTTCTGTTGGTTCTGCATATGTTCTTCCTTGATAGACTTGTGGTCCACCCATTCCATATAGCTGTTGTGCTTGTGAATATACATCTGTTAAATAAGGCTGTTGACCTGCCCATGGGTCAGCTTTTTGGACAGTATTTGTACTGCCACCTCCACCTTTGCTCATACTATTCTCCTAGTGTATTGTTGTAAGTTCTTTTCCAAGTATTGTGTATGTTTGTTCATACCCAAAACTTTTTAATTTTTTTATAAATCCTTTGCGACATACTGTTTCCATAGCTTCGCATTCTTGTTCTATAGACCACTCTTCTAATATTTCTAAAACTTCTGCTACCCACTCTTCCATACCTTCACCACCTAATGTAACGATTCTGCATACTTTTTTTTGTGGATATCTAATTATTTGTGTAGTAACTACAGCTTTTATTTTTTTGTTATTTTCTTCATCAAATACAATCCACAATTGCATTTCTTTTTCTTTTAAAAAAAAGTAAATATCATGCGTGTCCATTTCTTCTTGAGCTTTGTTAATACCCATTTCTACATATTGTTTACAATCTCCCCACACGTCATCAATATACTCTGCAGGTATACCAGATACATAAATCATTGCTTTCTCCTATTGACTTACTTGTATAATACTTATTGTAGCTGATGGAGTAGCAGGTGCAAATGCTGTAGCTGCTAATGGGTCTATATCTATATCGGTGTCATCTGCTGCCATCATTGCTTGTAGATAATCACCTGCAGTTATGTCAAATATCCCTGCTTTAGATAGTGTTCTTCTATGGTTATTAGTTGCAAGTGTATGTGCTATTCCTGCTCCTGTTACATCTGTACCATTTATTCTTGGGAAAAACCATATATCTTTGTTGTTACCACTTTGCGAATGTAACAATGCAGAAAAGTTTACATAGTATTTACCACTACGACTAAATTCTATCTTAGATGTATCAACTCCATTAATGCTTATTCCTTGTGAGTATACTAATGTGTTCCAAGTTATAGCTTGTGCTGTATCTGCAGTAGCTATATTCTGTGCTGTTGTATCGGCAATCTGTGCAAAATCACCTGCACCACTACCACCTGCAAATGCTCTCCATACAGTACCATCATAGTAATATAGGTTTTCACCTTGTCCTGGATTCCAGTTAGTCCCATCAG